ACTATGTAGAAATGGCAACTGGAGTTAAATGTAAATCATTATTAGATGGTTTATCGCTCAATTACAAAAAGAAAAAAGCCATAATCTACGATTTAAAGACTACACAAAAACTGTGGCATTTTGAAGAAAGTATGAATATGTATGATTATTTGCGTCAATTGGCGTATTATACATTGGCTACGAAATGGTATCTTAAAAACGAATGTAATGAAGATCCAGAAAAATGGAGCTTTGATTACTATATAATCGGAATAGACACTACAGGTAGTTATGAAATACGTGTTTTTAAAATTGATGCTAAAGATGTAGAATCACGTAATAATACAATACATAACGCATTACGTGCTATATTCTGGCATCAGGCCACGGATAAGTGGGAGCATAGTAGAGAATATTATGAAGGCGATGGCTCAGAATCACTGAATCTATGAGCAATTTAATAAAACTTGCGATACCTTTGATTGATAAAACACTTACTCTAAGCGACATTTCAAAAGAAATGGGATTTATAGACGCATACTTTGAGGATATAAATAGGCCTTATCTGGACTATCATATATTCTTATTATATGATGCATCTGCAAGAGGAGTTGGTGTTTATGATACGATGCAAAAACTACAGAAGTTTAAATCGTTCTACGGATTAAAAGTATTATATATAAACAAAAAGCCGTACTACTTGTACACATTTACAAGCAATACGGCTATAGATAATCTTCACAACGGAAGAATATGGTTGAATGAAACCGATAAACTGCGCGTTTTACAATTTTGGCAGTTTAAAGACAACTGGGTTAGTACAAATATCATGCGTGGAACCATGACTGACAAACCAGATAGGTCTAGCGTTCCTGAAGAAGATTATCAGCCCGAATTTATGCTCGGGCAAAACAATAAAGGCGGGACACTTGTGTTGAGTGCTCCGCCTTTTTGTGTTTAATACCAGTCTAACAACCATAAAGATACGTAGACTGAAATTCGAAAAATGTAATCACCAAAGTGGCGCCGAAAAATTGCTTTCTTGGCCCTTCTTTTTGCGTGTACCGGTCGATTTACCTCCATGCTTACCAAGTCCCTATTGCTTGTTCCATTCCTCCTGTGTTGGCAAAATAGAACTAATTGGGGCAAGTCCACGATAGAAGTTGAATTTAGATTTAACACCTGCCGTATGGAAGTCACGAATAATATTGTCGATACCTGTGGCGGCAAATATCTTACATATATCGCGCGTTGCTCGACTCATATGTTGATATCCTCCGCTTGTAACTTCTTCTCTAAGCTTTGCGGGATGCATAAGATCCATACCTATTGACCACATTCTTCCCATATCTTCTAGATAACTCTTAGCTACAGTAGGATTGTTGACAATTTCCATAGGTGTAATTGGAGACCACGGAGTTATACTTTCGTTGAACAGCTTAGTAGAAAGAAGTGCATTCTCCCAGCGTGCCCAATTAAGCATCTTTTTCTGCCAGTTCTTAGTATTAATCTGTATTAACGGCCTATTTTGTATTTCACCTTTCTTTTTCGGATCTACGAAATTGATAGTCCAGAAAGGATCATCCTTGTAGTCTTTCTCTCTGGCTCCTGTTACTGCAGGTATCATCCATACTAATACTGAAGTAATAAGACCAAGTTCAGCAAGACAACGTCGTACGGCATATCTTTGATCTTCTGTCATTTCACGCATAGGCTTATGTGTAAGAAGGTCTTTTAGTCTCATTGTATATTTATACATTCCTCTACAGAAATCCTTAAACAGCGCACCTTTCGTTTCGCCAGTCTCAAGATTTTGACCTACTAGATCGTCTCGTTTATAAGCACTCTTCCAGTTAAGCTTTTCGTCTGTATCTTCCATGTAGTCTATTTCTGTATCAAATCTCTCCCAATATGCGTTTATCATAAAGTTACGCATAAGAGATATATATGAACCAAAAATATTCTACTGAAGCTTAGCCTTTTCTGCTGTAGGAATTACACCATTGTAAACCTTGGTTCTATCCTCAAGTCTACCTTGGATCATATTTTCCAGTTTTTTTGAGACGTAAGGTTTAAATTCATCTTTAAGAGTAAATTCTCCGTCAGACAACTTATAAGCGTCCCAGAGCGTCTCTTTTGAGCCCTTATAAGCATTTATAGCTTCTTTTCTGCTGTAACCATACTTCTAGAAAAGATTTATAGCCTAAGATCTGCTTAAGAACTATTTCTATCCATCTGGAAGCGTAACAAGACGCATGTGATGGTATGTAGCGGCAACCATGATTGCACTTATAAGATAGTCACTAATCGTATAGCCGCCCATGAGTGCGTATTGATGTATAAACCTAGATATTCTAGCTTGATCACTACGACCGAATATCTCACTATTAGAGCGCGACAGTTGATTAAACTGCATACACGCTAACAATTTGTCATTTGGTATAGGTTCTCCTAGATTACCGAGACCCTTTACAAAGTGTGGCAATACATTAATAACAGCGTACATTAAGTCTTCTTCAGTAATATATTTTCTTCCTACAGCATCTGCAGTAAGAGCACGTAACGCATCAAGATAACCAACAGTAATAGACGTAAAGTTACCACCAAGCATTGCTAAAGATGTCAATTTCTTGAACTTCTTCGCTATCTGAATAGTATCTCTGTGTCCACTGTCATTATTATCATCATTAAACGTAAGAGTAGTTTCGTTTCCATACACCTTCTAAGACATCATGTTTCTAACCTTAGAATACTACCCGGAAAGTCTTCTATCACTAGAAGATTGTGATGGGTCTATAGCATCTTGAATAAGCTCAAGCGAAGCAAGTTTTTGAGATTTAAGGTCAAAATTGACAGCCATATCGTAATACAACATAACAGAACCTAATACATCTGTGCTCTGTAAAGCAGGATTTTGAAGTCGTTGTACAAATCGTATAGGAATATTGTTGACTATACTTCCGTCTGGACGTCTTGATACATCCATATTTGTAGTAACATCACCTTGTTGTTCTGCGTATTGTGCTGTAAATGTGTCTTTAAGAGCATAACCCATAGCGCTGAATAACTCTCCGGTAGTAAGGTTAGAACCGAACATGGCCATAGTACGACCTGTGATCTGCGGGAGCAAATATGATCTAGAACTAGCTTTCTGAGGAATCATTTCATTTGCTTCCCACATAGTCTCTAACAACTTATCGTAGAACTGTCTTAGAGGAGAATTTTCATCTTTAAACTTATCCCACTGTTTGTTGTAGTACATATCTAGTTTAGGCTGCATAGACGGACCATCTACATCAAATGTACTATTTACATAAGAAGAATTCTCGTCGAGTTCGCTGAATTGACCAGAAAGAACAGGTTCTATTGTCTATACTTTTCCATATCCTTTAATATTAAGTTCATACTAAGTAGGAGAAAGCATAGTAAATGCAGAAAGATATCTGAGCTTTCCTTTAGAATCTATATAGGTAAACATCGAATGGAATTCATCCTCTGCCTGCTGATTATTCAACAGCTTTGGCATCCATATATCTTGTATATGTTTAAGATACGACATAGATGGGTCATTTGAATTAACAATAGGAATCATCTGTGCTAATTCGTCAAATTCTACGCCATCTAGCTCTCTATCCGCTAAAATGCCTTGCTGATTACGTATATTAGACATTTCCTGCTCGATAGCCGCAAGTTCTTTCCATACTCGCTTAGATTCTTCAGTAAGACCTTCACCTAACGAATTAAGAACTGGCTGATAGAACCCGTCTTTAGCTTTGAGATAGTTGATTATCTCAGAGTGTCTACGTTTAAGTTCATTAAGTCTGTCGTTAGGTTGTTTTACTTTATTAATCTTCTTAAGTACCTCCCAGAATTCGCTCGTAATCTTATTAGACACATTATTACGTTCAAATGCGTCTATTTCGTCTTGTGAAGCTCCACTATCTATGAGAGCCTGTTTAGCGTCATTATATTTCTTCCAGTTTGACTTATACTTAACCTTATCTTGTATAAAAGAGTTCCAAGATGATATTTCATTTGCTATACGCAATGCATCGCCATCTTTTTCCTCTATATTCAGTATGCCGTTTTTATCGTACGAGAAGTTATAATGTCTTCCCAAGCTCTTCTTTTGCTCTACTAATACTCTAAGTTGTTTTAATTCATCCGGAGAGAGTTCGCTCTCGTAGAAGAATCCATCTTTCATTCCTTTCTGTTTAAGAAGGTTTATCTCCTTTTGCTTTTCGTCAAGCAGGCGAATAGTATTTGGGGAAAGGTGTCTTCTACGCTCACGATAGTAGTCTAGAGTGTATCTGCGCTCACAGTGCTCGTCTAACCATTTATCAAGCTCATCGTAATACTTATTATATACTGAATCTGGTTGTATATAATCTTCATCTGGGAATATGGTATTTCCGTCTTCGTCCGTTTGAAGATTAAAATCGTCCCTTAATTTATTCTCATAAGCGTCTTTGTCTTGATAGAACTGGCCATAATTGAGCTCCCTTACGAAATATCCAGTAGAGCGACCTTTCTTATCTTGCTCCATAAATATCTTCTGCCAGTTAACTGGAGATATTTGAGCTCCGATAGGACGAACTTGTTCGTATAGGCGCATGAGTTCATGACCCTTCTTTAGTACAATCCTGTTTTTCTCTCTGTCTATGTCGTTTATGATCTTATTTACTACTTTTACCAAGTTACTCTTGCTCCTAGATGCCATACCGACGAGTACTTCTCCTTGAGCAAGGTCTCCGTATTTAGTATCTTGATCTACCCACTTATACAGTCTAGATAAGAACTTCTGCTTATCTACGATTGTATCATCACCGTCTACATAGTTCTTCAGAGACCACTTTACATAAGGAAGTACCACCCTGTTGTGATATACGCGGGAAAGTTGGTCTATCTTCTTTATAAGATCGTTCGACACATTAAACAGGCTGAGTGCATTCGGATCATTTTTCACACGCATCTAGTCAAACACAGCAACAGCACTAGATGGATCATCAAACAACTGTTGTACCTGACTTAATAGATTCTGATAATATCCTATCAAGTCGTATTTAATATTGTTTATCGTATTAACGTCCCATTTACTGTAATCTGGATTTGCAAGAAGCGTATTATCTATATAACGAATCGTCTTATCAAGCTCTTCTGCAGCTTTCTGTAAGAACTGCTATATCGCATCAAATACGTCATCTATATTCTCGCCGTCATATTGCTCCAGTACACTTAATCGCTGTTCAAGTTCATGTATAAACTTCTCATTCTTAAGTTTACGACTCGTATGAGATTTGATACGGACCTTAATTCCTTTCTTAATATCTTCAAATATCCTCTTATCTTGTTCACTAAGCAGAGTTGCATCGGCATATTTGCCATCTTCTCTGTTGTAGAGATCTTGATAAGCTTTAGATTGTGAAAGATCTTCAGAAAGAACAAATGCTTCTTGAACGTGAGTCATTAATTGCGCCTTCTCTGCAGCAGTAAAATTCTTCGCTCCAAGCACTTTATTTACGATGTCCTTAAGAGAATCCCACAGATTAACTATAAAGTCGTGTATGCTGTTCTTTTTGCTTTCTACAGCATTTATACGCTCAGAATAAGTATCTGTAGTGAGAGTATCTACCAGCTTATCTTCAAGCTGTTTAGAAGTCATCTTGCCTGTAGTATCTAACGTAGATAACGCAGCTTGAATAGCATCAGATGTCCAGAACATACGAACGTAATCTCGCACCATTTCTTTGTCAAACGTAGCAATGTCTCCATTTAACAACGATTGATATAAAACATTCATTACAGAAGTACTATTTGCAACAGCTCCGACTTGCTCATATTTCGGCTTCTTACGTACATGCAATATATACTGCTTGAATGTTTCTTCTTGCAGAGAGTTTATAAAATGCTCGTACATAAGAGATTTACCGTCTTGCGCTTTTACTTGATAATAACCTTCAGAAGACATAGCAAGATTAAACTTACGTGCAAGTTCTACTTGTAGTTCTCTAGTGTGCTGTTGTAGAGCTTGAGTATTGTAGTTGATTCTACTTTGTTCTCTAACTCTAACTAAAGCCTTATTTAGAGCTTCTCCTTCTAGCTTAGGATTCTGTTGTTTGAATGTTTGAACTACAGAATCTAAGAACTAATCTCTACGCTCTTGAACTTGTTCGTATGCCGAATATAGATCTTCTGTGATAGAAGAATCCTGCGATATATTATTGCGTGTTTCTCCAATAGGAAGTCTATCGGTAAATACAAGTTGTCTAGAATTTATAAGGGCGGCAAGTTGTGAAAAGTTTAATACATCTTTTATATCTCTTCCGCTAACTTCAATTCTATTATCTTCGACAATTTTTACATCTACCTCTCCAAAAAGATCTCTAAACTTATCGAATATAGCCTAGAAGAAGTCTTTTATATATTCTCTGATGTTACGTTTATTCGGACCAGTTATTGCAACTTCGTCGTTCAAATACTTTGCAAGGACCTATGCTATGATCTCTTCGTTGATTACATCCTTCCCTTGCTCTTTATACGCGTTTCGTATAAATTTGCAAAGTTCAGGAAAGTCTTTTTTAGCTTGTTTAATTAACTTTTCAGACAGTTCTTTATTTGTTTTATACAATTCGTGCACCGTAGGATGTAAGAATTCTTCAAAGAATTGTTCGTTAGTTAATCTAGAGACTTTACTTTCACGTATATACATCGTATCACCAATTATTGCGCAGTTACTTCCCGCAACTTTGGATACGGTGTTTCTGTATTCTTCGTCGGAAATGATTTTTGTCTTTATACCAAACTTACTTTTTAGGTAATCTAACACAACGGCTCTATCTAAAGCTAATTTTCCTACTTTCTTATCGGCAGACTAATAAATATCTACTCCGTAAAGCCTAGGTTTTGACGATACAAGTTCCGTCTTAATGATTTCTTTAGTACCGTCAGCGTATTCTATCGCTCTGTATCTAAAATTCGTACCAAAAGTATCGTTAAAGTCGGCAAGAGTGCGATTAAATCTTTTCATCCACCAGAAGGCCCTGTTTTTCAGCTCCTCATAACGCTATTCGGCATTTATATTAAGTCTAAATTTATCTTCTGACTCACTAAAATTTCCATTATTTTCTACGTGCTTCACCTAATTGCTATTCGCAGCCACAAAAACGTTGGAAACTTCGTCCGTAAGACCCATAAGCCATCCAGCTCCACCTATATCTACTATATGTTTAAATATTATACCGTCGTGTTTTTTTGCTTTTCGTTCTTCTACTTCGATATCTCTAGTGGTTTTTAACTAAGTTTCAATTACACCAGGATGAGTATATAAATTTCCTTCTTCGTCTTCAAAAGAATAAGGTTCAACTAAGCGATTATCTATTGGAATTGCGTTCCATCTGTTGTTATGCCCTTCAACGATACGTGGATTTTTTATACTTATAAAAAGAGGATAAATTTTTCCATATACATCGGGATAGGAATCATAACCGGTGTTTATGAGCCCGAAATAAGTTTCTGCTACAGGTTCTTCATCTGTCGTGTATATCCAACTATCTCTTACCCTATACTATTTTTCATAAAGTATAAGTTTCTAGCCATTATTGTACGCATCGAACTATTCTTTTGTTATTTCTTCTGGTTTTCCAAGTTTTTTGACATGCGATCCGTGATAGTAATATTTTCCGTCACGCTCCATTACTCCCCAGAAATAAGGAAATCCGTCTTCCATTGGCCCTTTATAAGCAACTACCCATTCATAAGACTCGTTTTCGTGTTTATCGATAATAACTTCTGGTATTGGATCTGCTATTTCGTAATTACGCAAATACTCTAGATTTTCTTTAGGAGACCCATGAAAAACCAAAAGCGGCTCTCCGTTATTGTCTACAGCCTTTGACACTCCTCCGTAAGAAGTAAGTTCTCCAGACTTACCTGTCCAATCTCCAAACCATTCTCTAAAAGACGTACCGTATGTATTTGCTTTCGCTATTATTGCACGTTTTCTAGCTTCGGCCCTTGTGCGTTCGTCGTTATACACACGATCGTTCCAATCGGAAAACCCGTAAAAATAATTATACAAATCTTTAAATAGCTTAGACTCGGCCCCATTAGGGGCCTTGTCTATAGCATTTCCATTATTAAGCGACCATATAGCATACGCCGCTTTCTCTCCAACTACACTTCGTAGTTCATCAAAGTCCCGTCTCACGTCGGGATCACTAAAATTTGGACATATAATCATAATCGCTTAATTTTAAGATTTACAATTATTCATAGCTTCATCAGAGAAGTCTGAATCATCAAATTCTACTTGTTTCTGTGTGGCTGACGGCTTTTTTATAAAACTAGTTCCGCTAAACTCTTTAATACTTCCGTCTTTATCTATATATTTTAGTACTCCAGATTCATTACCTTTTTTAAATCTGGCATCCCTAGAAATCCTTTGTAGTGCAGCAACGGTACCTCTAGTAGCATAATAGTTTTCTCCAGATTTTGGAAATAGTATTTCTGCATTATCCGGCAACTCTTCGTATAACGCATTAAATAATTTCTATTTATCTTCGTTACTTATGTTACCAGGAATTTTTTCTCCGTCCCATATTCGTAAATGAACGTAATATTTATTGTTACCCTGAGGTTCTATTACTATTTGTCTTGGTCGTTCATCGGTATGAGACTATAAGGACAACCTTATCTTTCCGTCCTGCTGTACCGTTTTGACAATATCGGAAGAAGATTCTACTTGTGCGCGAAGTTGCTCTGGAATCGGTGCTCCAGACACTGTATCTACAACTTCTCTGTTCAAATCAAATACAATGTCAGCATAATCCTATCCGTACCAATATTTGTACTCGTTGTACTTTTCTAATGTCATTGGATCTATAGTATCATATACCTTCTTCATATTATCAGTATTAGCGACATATTCTTGAGGTGAAGTATATGAATCGCTTCTTCCGTATTCGGTAATAGTAAACTTAAGATTTATTTGATTACCTTTAGGATTAACTTTACCATATACAGGATATTCTACACCGTCTGCATTCTTAGCTATATCTATAAGTTGATACACATTGAATCTCCTTTGACTTTCATATCTACCTGCAAAATCTGTTCTACGAGGTATCTTAATGAATAAAGGTGCATTCTCTGGATCTATGAATGCCTCTTTTGCACCAGTCTAAGGATTAGTATGTATTGCAGCAAGAAGTAAAGGGTATGAAGTTTGTTGTTGCATTACTCCTTTAGAATCTCTTACTTGTCTACGATAAATAACAAAGTTACTAGCTTTAGTGTCTCTATCCTCCAACCTATATGTGCGCACAATATCATTGTCGTACCAGTTATTAAGTATAGCATCGTATAGATCTGTAACATCATCGCCAGGAACATCTGGAAGCATTTCGTTGATTTTATTTTGTATATATTCTGCATAACCGGACTCTTCACGCCATGACGCAGGAACATATTTAAAGATCTTAGTAAATCCTTGTTGATCGCCAGATGTTATGAAAGCATATACAACAAGATCTCTTGCAAACTCTTGCACATCCGGATGAGCATTGTCATTCAACAGTTCGTCCCACGCTTGAGACAAATAAGTATGACTACTGTTCTGATCATCAGATGCATTGAATAGTTTGACAAACTTCAATGTCTCATACGTATCTGGAAGTTCATCATTCTTGATGTCATTCCTGTATTGATACGTGTTACCTGGAACTAATTCTCTAAGAAGTCTATTGACGAACTCTCCGTTTCCATCAAGTAGATCTGCATATTTAGGATCTGTTTTGATTTTAACAGCGAGTCTGTTCCATCTGTCAAAAATTGTATTCTCTCCATCCATCAAGGAAGCGGTACCATTTAGTCCAGCTGGGAGATTTTGATCTATATATACAGAATTTGTACTTTCATTTGCTCCAATTATAGTAAAGCCATAACTAACAGGTCCATTTACACTGTTGTACCATATGTAGATTGGTTTTCCTATATACGAAGAGAGCGGATGATTTGTCTTACCGAGAACTATCTCATTACCAACTTGGTTTGTAGTAAAATATACGTCGTCCCTGCTATTAGAAACAAGATCGTGCATATAGTGTGGATTGGTAGAGATACGTCCAGCGTAATCATTAAAGAACGTAGACTTAATAGATGCTCCAAGAATTCTTGCAACTTTCTTTGCCAAATTCGAATCGAGTGAATCTTTACGACCAATAAGAGCAAGCGTCTTATGTATAGCATCTAAGAACTGCGGTGTACTTTCTAACGTATGACCAGCAAAGACAGATTTTGTTGCGCGTATTGCTAGCTCTGTCTTGTGTCCCACATAAGACTCATCGCGCAGTCTACGCAATCCATCCTTCTCGAATAAAGAGTTATCGTCAGAGAACAACTTATTAAATCCTTGTAAATACATATCTTGTTCTATAAGAGACTTACCATGCTTCTTGGTATCAATCTTCGTATATTTTACGAGATTTGATATAGCTTGTGCGTAAGGCTCAAACTGAACATAAGCAAGATAACAAACAAGTTGTGCTTGCTCAAATGAAAGATTTGTATTCTTCGGAGCCTGTTGTGTTGCCATCGTTTCAAGATTGCCACTGTCCACTAGAGATTTGAACATATTCTGTATCTATATCTTTGTAGCTTTATTTACCTTCGGGGATATAAGCTGCTCAAGTGGAAGTTTTATTCCTGGTAGCTCTACATTCTTAAATCGCTCCATCACTACACTAAGCACTGCGTTTCTCTATGTATAATACTTGCTAGAATATGGATCCTGCATATACATAGAAGATGCATTGTTATATGCTCTAGCTATCTGCTTAATTATAGGTTGGTTTATAAAGAAGAACGTATTCTCTCCAAAACCAGTACGAACAAGAAGATTAACAAGATTGTAAGTAAACGGGTTAACGTTCAACCTGCTTATATACGGGTCTTTTGCAATATCTACGTGTGCATTAATAAGACCAGAAATCCAAGATAATATTTGATTTCCATCTTTATCCTCGTCGTTACTTAGATCAAGAAGACCGAGTTTAGACATTATGTTATCCCCACTTTCAAATTTAACTCCGTACAGCATTGTAAGAATGTGGTTGTTGTTGTTCAAAGCAAACGGTCCTATTCCGATTTTACCTGTAATATAATCGTTCTTAGCTCTTGTTTGAGTGGTAAGAGAATAGAATCCGTATGGTTTCTCCGCAGATACTCCTACTTTAGCTTCTATCTTCTTCAATACTCCTTTTAACAGTTCTGTATCGTTGTCGATAGGTCTATGTAGAATATTCGTACTTCTTGGAACTCCATTCTGATCTCTATCCATCAATATTGCCAGATAGTTTCTAAGAAGTTTATTTTGATGATATTCATCTTCTTTCTCGTCAAACTGATCTGTTACTGTTTGATGATACTTACCATCTTCTCCTTTTTCACGTTTTACTTGGAACGTAATAGCAGACAAATAAAGTTTATCAATATCAAAATCAGATCCAGTGATCTTTGTAAATTCTTCTGGAAGTATAATAGTATCATTCACTACAGGAATAACATCCACACAGCGTAATGCATGTATGGAAGACTGTGCCTGCGTAGGAACACGATATGCCATAATATTAGCAGTAGCATTAGGACCTATAAGGCCTCTATTGATAAGCCAAGATCTTGCTTCTGTAAACGACATCTTTCTAGTACGCTGCTTTCGTTTATAGATAGGTTTGCCGTCTTTAGTAAGTTTAGGATTACCGTCTTTGTCTTTTACTACAATAGGTTCTCCATTTTCATCCCTGACTATATCAAATATATCATTTCCGTCTTTGTCTTTAATAGGAACCTCAGGTATTCCACGTTGACCATTATACTTAAGTATTTTATCAAAGAAGTCAATACTAAGAACACAATCCATAGAACCTTCTTCGTTTATCATCTATAGCTTCTTTCCTCCATTGATAGACTGCGGAAGATCCGCATCAGATAAGATGCTTCCTTCAGAACGCCTATACAATACTGGACCTTCGATACCATATGAAGAACGCTGAATAAACGCAGCACCAGCTGTATTTATATCAATTACGTCCTTATTAATCTACGATATTAAAGAGCTTTCGATGAACGATGAAGTAGATACAGCAGAAAGCGGCATTTCAAGATTACCATCTTTATCAACTTGTAAAGCGCGTAATGTAGTCTCATCGGCTCCTCTGCTAGACATAAGCTCCAATAATCCTTCGCTAAACTTCTTTGCGTCGGCAACCCATGTACCGTCGTTTTGTTTAGTGAAATACTTACTCATTATTTTGTTGAATCCTCTGTCAGAGAGCTCATTGATGGACTTCATTATATCATCCCTTAACTCTTCTCCACTCAACGCTCTCCCGTCTTGTGTAGTATAAATACGTTTTGGAATCAACGTAGAGAATGCGACTTTAAGAGACTACGTCTTGATGGACATCAACGCTTCTTCTTTTGGATCGGTATTAAGCTGTTTGCGCAGATACTTAAACTTTTGTCTGTACGTATTAAAAGTAAATCCTTCAGCGAAAGACGGAAGTAGTGCTGCTGGATCTCCAGCTCTACCTGGTTGATAGTTATTAGGATTATTTTCGTCGTCGTCCTACCTATACTTCTCCCACTCTATTGCTTTAGCTCCTTGAGATCCAATCTTTACGCCAGAATCAAACATAAGCATATCTATCTTATCAGTCTTCATCTTTTCGTACAGATTGAACGTCTTTCCGGTTGCCATACACTTAAACAACGGGAACAAAGCATACTTGTTGTAATAGGTGACAAGTGTATCTCCGTATTTACGTCTTCCGAACGCAGTATACTTTTGAGTACCAATCACCTTAGTTACTATCTTCTAGTAAGCATCGAGCTTCTAAAGCATGGTAGAAGTAGTTTCTTCCCTAAGAATGCGGAAAGCTTCTTCTATCTCTTTACTATAAGCCCCATTCATACGAAGCAGCATTTCTGCCATAGTATCAGAAATATATGCAGCACCATCTGCTACATTTATTTCTTTTTCGTATGCTTGAGATACTGCTTTAGCTTTAGCTTTAGCTATTTTTACAAGTTGTTCACCTGCTTCTGCCTCAAGTTCTTCTATAGTAGAACCATCTATAAATTCATGGCGATCCTCGTTGGTTTCTGCGGCTTTTTTATAGAGCATTCTAGTAAGCTCTCCTCGATACGATTGCGTTTCCAGATCTTTTACTTGTTGGGAAGCTACTTCTGAATCTTTTATTTCTGCTACAACATATTCTCCAGTAAACTTTCCGTTCTGAAGATACTGTTCTGGAACATTTTGAAGATCCATAAAGTTGTTATCTCCAGTAGAGTTCATACCTCCGAGACGCTTAAGTTCGTCTACAGTTCTATCTATCAAATTGCCGTCACTATCGTATATCCATTTGTAGAATGCAGGATTACCAGAGAACACACGCTCCGTTTCTTGTCCTGACATTATAGCCTTATTAGAAATATCGTTCATGTATATGACGATTGCTAATGACATAACTGATTCTGCATCCATGGCTATTCCTGGATTGTTCTTTATAATAGAATTATATATAGCATCCAACGCAGGTTTGTTGAGTCCTAAGTTCTTATATCTCAGATAAGGACATTGAATATTCTTAGCTCCATCACGCTTAGTAATAAGACCAAGCTCTTCAGCTGTCTTTAATTCGTCCGTTAACCTAGCTTGCAGCAGACGCGCCATTTTAGCTCTGCGTTCATCATTACTGATATTCGGACCAAAGAAGTACTCTTCTGCTTGCTCTAAGTTTTTCCGAGGAGATCTTTTCTTAGTGTTAAATGATTTGAATACCTCTACTGTTTTGCCATTGCGATCCTTTTCTAATTGCCATACTCCAAGTAGTGATGCAAATCTTGCACACTGTTCATTTGTATGGTAATTTTTTATTCGTTGACCATCTGTACCTTCCAGACTTTCTAATTCTTCTATACCACGCTTCACGCTTTCGTATTCAGTCATAGCATAGCTAATCATCTGATCTACTACTTCAGGATTTTGCGTAAGTTGATAGTACAAAGATGTTGTTCCGTCTGGACTAATAAGCATTTGCTTTCCAAGAGAGTCTGGATCAGAATAATCAAGGCCTGGAAGTTTTACTCCAGTGATATAGATGTAGTTCTTTTTGTCAGAAAACGTGGGACCAATAATACCGCCCTATTCGAGCATCAATATCTTCGACACATAATCTTCTCTACGTTGTATTTCGAAATAATCCTGTCCGTAGTCCCCCTTCTTATCTGTTCTAAAGCCGATAAAGTTGTTGACTTGTATTCTAGCATTCGGATCAGAATCAAGAGTTCTTACGATGAGAGAGCCGTATTTTCTATCATAACCAAGATTATCTTTTCCAGCATCATAATATACAAACGTATCTTTCTTTAAATCCTGAAAGTCTTCAGATCTCTTATTAAGGCTTCTAGCAACATCTGAAATATAGTTGTTGTCTGATATTTCGTAGAACTTATTACCACCAGTAGCAAGTACAGTAAGTTGATCATGTTGGTGTCTATATCTATACTTCCAGTCTGCAAGATCACGTAAGAATGCCATCTTTGCATATGCTGCATCTATACGCACACGATCTTTACCAATTTGAATCTATCTCTTTTCGTCGATATTCAGCTTCCCTTGATACTATATGTTCTACAAGAACTATAAGAACGTAGTCATAGAATCCTTTTTGCTGGAAGAAGAGAACATCTGTGAAAGCGCGTCTGCTCCAGTTGTTCCGTATTTATTTCTAAGCATGAAGTCGAATTCTTTTTTGTTTATTCCGACTCCAATATAATTCAGAACATCTACAATCTTGTCTTTGATTATCTATAGATCACCAGGATCGTTCAGATTCATAATACGCTTAGTTTCATATTTACCTGTCTCCGGATTTAATACTTTTGTTTTAAATACAATAGACCTAGGATTGCCTTGTTGGACATTGTATACAAGTTGCTTTATTCCAACAATTGTTTCTCCGGATTCGGCTTTTTCAGAATCAAGCACGTCGTGTATTCTTTGGAATGCTGTACTTGCAGTAGAAGACTTTGGGTTAAATATTAGCGCACCTTTTTCGTCTAACTTGATTATCGGCGTAGCTCCAGTGGCAAGTATAGTACCCCACTGTCTTGTATACATATCGGCATTGTAATCAGCATCAGTATCTTGTATAGTCAACGTATACGTAATATCTTTAGACCCAACAGTAGAATTTCGATTACTCTTTACTACTTTAAATGCAAGTTTGTTAGATCTTATAACTTTCATTAGCTGCGATAAGAATGCTTCTTGATCTGCGTCAAATTTGCCATTCTAAAGTATTTTCTTAGATATTTTTTCTACGCGCGAATATATCGTGCCATACATAGGATCCTACTCCGCTAACTAGTTAAGTCTTTCAAGGAGTTCGTCCACAGTATCTACATCGTGAACGTTGTTTAACACATCATTGAATGCGTAATTCATGTTTACGTATTCCGGGAGACCGAGATAGTTCAAAGAAGGCACGTTATATTTTACAATCTTACCATCTTGTTTTCTATATGCAAACTCCTGAGCAGGAATAGTAGAGAAGAAGAATCTTACTCTAGAAGAAGTTTTATCGAACCTGTTGAATTCATAAGAGGCTTTTGTGTGCTCTCCGAAATCAGATTCTGCAACTTCATCGCTGTTTCTATTTTCTTCTTCCTCTTCTTCTGTGACTTTACGGTAGTCAGTAGATATGTCAGATATAGCAGCTGCAATATCATCGGCAATATAATCAAACTTCTCATAAAGCTCATTCATTGCAAGCTGACCTACAGATCTTTCTTTAGTCTTTTGGCCAATTAAATCATAACCTTGAGCTAAGCATACGTTTATACCACGCATAAACGCTTCTTTTGTAATCTGCAGTTTCTGTATGTTTGCTCCAGAATGATCTACGTTATTGCCGAGAATCATCGCGTATACTATAGTATTCTTAAGTGTATCATACATAGGAGCGTTAAGAACATGTTCAAATTCAGCTCCGTTGATCTTGTACTTATAAAGAATACCATATATTCTATTAAAGCGCTCTCTTTGTGCTTTACTTACAGTCTTGTTCTTATAGAAGCCGAAATTAGTGAGAGCAAACAGCCTTGCAAGTTGCCAAGAACTAGTACGGTTGAATCCACCAATAAACGAATTAATAGCTTCTGCAATTCTGCTAAACCAACTATCACCTTCAAACGAATGCTTTCTATTAAGCATGTATTCTTGATATTGATCAGCAAAAGATTCTGCTACAGCACGTTTGTTCATGTTCGTAGGATCATTTTCTATATCTAATCCTAACTATTTCGCCCTCTTCTTATATTGAGCGTCTCTTGTCTTTGGATTAATTAGCAATTCGAATACTCTGTGGAATGCTTCGTGCCAATCTACGCTTTCGTAAGCCATGTTACTGAGCAAAATGCCATCACTCCAACACGCTCCTACCACATTTGCAGGCGCTCCTTTGAGCTTGATAAAATCTTCATTAACCCAGCGTATGAATTCAGGATCGTCTACACGATCCCCAAATATACGTCTAAGATGACGTTTAGCTTCTTCTTCGGTCAGTTTTATTTTATCACGATCTTTCTCCGTCCATTGACATGCTAACATTGCATTATAATACTCAGGCATTTCTGGGATTATATTTGCATCTGTATTTGGAGCTTTTACTTCTGGAACTTTGTCAATTACAGTGACGTCTTTTATTTCTACATTACAATGATCTAATCCTGCATAATCTGTAGTAATTATCCCGTGCTTAACATACCACCCTAAACCGCTCAAACCTTCTTTTACAGATCCGTCTGCAGATATATGCATCTTAAAATCTTCTTTGTCGAAGACGAGTGTATCTGTTATCTTGATTTGGTCTATGTCGTTGTTTGCAAATATATTGCGCAGTTGATAGAATGGAATTTCTGGTTTACTTTGATTTTTACCTAATCTTGACTGTAAAACATCGTGCCGTTCTGCAACAGAAAGTTGAGATATAGCTTTTATAAAATCTTCTTTTCCTTTTGGATCAAGGAGATTAAACGTTCCGCGGTTTGTGCCGCTCGCAAAATTATCATTGTTCATTATATAAACCCGACCAGGTCTAACGGAATCGCGTACTACGGAAGCAATTCCGGATAATTTACTTGCGTCGTCCGCTACTGGAATTAGTAGATTTGCAAATTGTCTTGCTGTAGCTACAAGGTTAATACCTTTATATACAATTGGTTTATCTATATCTTCAGATAATATAGTATTAATAAGAAAATCTATATCGCTCTGCCTAGTAAGTTTTATCCTGTCTAGCGTAACTGGTATGGCCGGACTGATTGACATTTCATTTCTAGGGACTCTCTTGACATAAATCAGTGCCCCGTTTCCAGGAAGTCTTTCTGATTGATCAAAAGTATATATTGGACTTCCGTCAATTACCTAAACTTGCTGGCCGTTTGAATATCCTACATTTCCGTATTTATCAAAATCGATATTGTATATATCTTGTCCAGAAAATAAATCAGTATTTATCGCCGGCTTTTGTGAATTTGCACCAGTATGATGTAAAATCCTACCTTTAGTACGATTCATTTCACCGTTTATGGCTACAATCTTCTAACCAGGTTTGAGTTGTTTAGAAAGCTATTGTATTTTGTCAAATAGATCTTTTCCGTTCTTCGTCCACTGACCACTATACTTAGTATCTACAAGTATATGCTTAAACTACTTTTCTTTGTAGGTTATATTACAATATACGTTATCTCCTTCTGTAAACAATTCAAACTAAGCCGTTTGTAAAAAATCTCCTTCGTTTGTGGCATTCGCTAGTTCTCTGTTAGCTGCTAAGTCTTTGTAGTGTAAGTTAGTTCTTGTCTAGTTGCCAGCAGAATTTCTTTTATTCTCTGCCTATACTATTCCGGGTTCTTGATTATCTTCTATCGGCTTATGTTTAGTAGCCTCTTCTGCTGCAGCTTGTTGCGCAAGTGCGTCTTCTTCTGCTATACGTGCAACTTCTGTTTTAAGTAATTCCTCAAGAGGATCCAGTTGGTTTTGCAGTCCAGATACTCTCGCGTTTATTGCGTCTATTTCTGAAACGTCAGTATCGTTCGTTATCTTTTTAATATCAGCCGTGATATTAAACACTTCTTCGTTGACATCAGATAACTATTGTCTTGCAGGTTCAGATAATGCTCCAAATATATAATCATCAACTCCACTATTTATCTCTTTGAGCCTATCGTTTACTATCTTTAGATTATTCGTAACATCTTCAAGTAGTTGTTCTTTGTTATTATTATCTACGGCGTTAGAAAGACGTTCACGCATCTCATCTGACAGAGTAAGTGTTTTAAGCTCTGTTTCTACGTCGGCAGATAATATCCTACTAAGCTCTCCTGTTTGATAAGAACCAGTATAATCTACTACCGTAAACAACAGGTGCAATCCTCGAACTTCGGCACTCACTTCATCCGCAATAAGCATCGCATAAATGTTTTGCTGGTTGGCGTAGTCTTGTTCTTGCGTTAAATTTTGACGAGTAGGATTAAATATATTAGAGAAATTATTTAAAGACTTAGTAGTCTTAAAATCTACTATCTATATATTTCCTTGCTAATCAACGGCAATCATGTCCGTCTCGCCTGCAACAAGTCCTACTGCAGCGTATTCCGCGTGCCATACATATCTATTAGTATCTACAACCCATCCTTTCTTATCAAACTCTTCTTGCATCGTCATTAAACCTTGTATATATTGTTTAAATATATCAAAGTCATTGTCGAATATAAGAGCGTAAGATTTATTTTCGGAAGGACTGACCATATTGAAAATTTCTCTTATCGCCTCATCCCCGCGATATTTGATGTTGTTATATACATTTCTATCGCCAAAGAAATAACGGTTAATTTCGTCGTTTACATTTCCGACCTTTATTGACGGAGAAGTTGTTTGATATAAGCTTTTGGCAGCATGTTCTAAAGTAGCATCATATTCACGTCTGTTTTCCGGATTATTCCTAGCAACTTCAGAGAAAGTAGAATCCCAATTATCTTGCAGATATTTAATATATACTTCTACACTCTTCTTGTTTTTTTCTGTTTCTTGAGAGCGCAAATATTCAACAAGCTCTTTTAGCGTTGTCTTTTCTCGCATCTCTTTGTTATTATTCTTCCAAGAAGTATCTTGTAGCCAAGCTTCCGGCATAACAGAATGCACGCGAGATGCTCTATGTACTTTACCGTTCAGATTTATGAAATAATCATACGAAGTAGTATGATAACCATCTTCGTCGTCCATTATTTCTTGTGCGTCTCTAGTACGCTTTTCTGCCAACTTATTGCGCATAGATTGCTATTCGCTGTTTTCTGCAAGTATATTTCTATTTTCGAGCACAACATCCGGCTTCTCATACACCTTTTTTGGTGTAGCTGGTTCGTTTGGTTCTGGATCTTGCGGAACAGGATCTTCTGGAGTTATCGCCGACCCTTTGTCTTCATCTGGGCGAGCTGCAGCTTCGTGCTTCTCAGAACGCTCCCTTATAGCATTCATATCACGTATAACTCTACCTCTTTCCAATATCTCATCTATTGTGTTCATTGGAAGTAGTGACTTCATGGATTCAGCAAACTCTGTATCTATACGTTGTTGCTCTTGCTCTGGAGTCTCTCTTCGAGTAATACGATCCCACACACCTTGTAATCCAGGATTTACCGTCATTATAGATGACATTCCAGGCTACTCATTTCTCTGCTCGATTTGCATCTTCTGGTACTCCCAGTTCAACGCTTCTTCGAAATCTTCATCCTGTTTACGAATATCATCTATTTCGCTCATTATCTTTTGAGCTTTTCCTCCTTCGTACGCAACTTTATCCATTGACGTGCGAGGATTAAAGTTATCTTCTTCTTTTATATCTACAACGTTACCTTCATTGTCCTTGCGCTTCATCTTACCAACAAGCTGCTCATAAATCTCTTGTTGGTGTATTACGTCCATTTCTCGAAGTATGACATCACGTTGCAGCTATTGCAATTCAGCATGAGCAGTATGATCAGAAACTAATTTCTCTACGTCATCTGCTGTATTTACTTTCTGATCTCCGCCAATCATGTAGCCGTATCCTTCTTGCTCTGCCGGAATATAAGCGCTGCTCAACTGGAAATTGAACATATCCTTGTGAGCTTTTATTTGCTGATTAAGATAGTTCAATTGTTTCTGTAACCCACGCTTTACTTTCGGGTTAGGGTTGTTTTGATTTGCCTGAATAGCAACTTCTGTTTGTTCGCGAATTTGGAACAGCGTTGCAAGTCTAGCTAAAGCAGACTGATATAAAATTTCTCCTTCGTAGTCTTCGGCAACATCGTCTTCGTGGTATTGATGACCCTAAATATATGTTTCTAGATTTTCTCTAGCTTCATTTAGCGCATCTGTACTCTCATTGTTCTTATCAAGAGCCCACGCTTTAAGAGATACAAACTTATCATAATCTTCAGAATTGTAGTCTATTCCCTGATTCTTTGCTTGTATGCGAGTAAGAGGATCTAATGCAATATTTACTACATTCTTGTATCTCTCTTCCTCTTGATTCAGCATCTCAGGATCTACTCCGTATTCCCCGTTGACTTCGTTGTATTTCTCGTTCTCTTCGCGAACTCTATTGAATGCATCTGCGACTTGTTGATGTGTCGGTTTTGTATTAAATGGGTTTAAGCTAAATCCTCCTTGTCTAGCAGCTCTAGCGTAGTTCTGCCCTTTCTGGTATGAATCTTCAAACTCCATCTTACCAGCAAGGAAGTTATTCATAACTACATCAGCCGCGTTCATCTCCTGAACAAAAGGACGCACAGAAGATAGAACAGATACGTGAGTCTGAAGATTAAATAACTGTCCGAGAATACCGCCTTTTATTTGCTGCATAGCCTCTTTGTTGCTCTCAGACATAAAGTCTTCAAACGGAAGAGCAAGCGTCAATGCAGAACCTTTTACGCCACCTAAGAAGTCATCGAGAGCCATCTCTCCGAAGCTCACCCAGCGATGGTCAAGCTTTCCCTCTGCATAATCTTGAGCATTGTTCCACTGCTTATACTCTTCTACTCCCTCTGAGCCAGCTTGTAACATCTGACGCCCAGCTATATCTCTAATATACTGCTTTGCAATACCCTTCTTCGCAGTTCTGGCAAGTAATTCTGCGGCTTCATCTGTAGTAGCAGCTTTAGCTGTAGACGCAAATCTACCAGCAAGCTTACTACCAAGGGCACCCATCTTCTTTTCTAGAGGGTTGAGAACCACGTGAAGTCCTACATTCGCTGCTCCTGTTATAGGGCCGCCTATAGATCCTCGTGCAAATGCGCTACCTGCGCCTTTCAACCCATCTACAGCCCATTTACCAAATCTACTTTCAGCTATTTTAGCTAACGCAGGATTTGCTTTTATAGCGTCTTTTGTAGCTCTTATGAACTTAGATCCACCGGCGATTCTATTGAACGGCAGAGTGTTTGCAAACGTATCAATAAGAGCATCCCACGTTACAGCAGCCATATCGCGTCTAAACAGATTTTCAGTTCCGCTTATAGCGTCGTTTATTGCCTTCAATGCGTTAGGATTGTCTATACTGATACTGCCGTTCATAACCATCTGCAGCAGATCATTATCGGGCAGATCTACAGCTGAACCAGATACATCCTCTGGAAGTAAATCTTTAACCTTCTCCCTAGCTTCGTTGATTATATCTACGTAGAGGTTACTATTTTTGCTTCCTTTCTTTGTATTAATTTTCGACAGCTCATCTTTCAGTCGCTCTCTAGTATTCTCAGCAACTTCCATTGTGTTTTCTGCAACACCTGCGCCGTAGTTCATTCCGTATGCGGCAGAACTACCAGCAGCCACAGATCCTATAGCAGCGGCTCCTTTTCCGGCAGCGGCAAGTGCTGAAGCTCCAACACCAGTACCGATACCTATAAGCATTGCTGGTAATTGTTTATGCCAAGAAGAATTAGATGCACCAATTAGTTGAGGCATTCTGAATAAATACTAATCAGGATCGAAGAATCGTATATCACCTTGCCCAGCTCTATCTTGGAAATACTGTGATACCTTTTTACTACGTTCTTCAGCTTCAGCTTTATTCTGTTCTATTCCTGCCTGCCAATCTGCCTGTAAGTCTGTAAGTCTTTCTGTAGCGCGATCTAGTTGAGAGATGCGCTCAGCATAAGATTTGTTATTATCCCAAACGCCTGCTAATAATCTAGTAGCATCGTTTATTTGATCATGGAATGTACTTGTTTTTCCAGCACCAACTAACTTATTCCACCAGTTAGAAGGAACTTTTTCTGCAGCCCAATCCCACGCTCTTCCGGCTAACGTCTGAGGAGCCATATTCTGAATAAATTCTCTAGACTCCTTATACCCGTCGTATTCTTTATCGAGATCGGCGATCTTCTAATTAATCTCGCTAAGCTGCTTAATTGCGTTATTGGCCTCTTCTTGAGATAATGCTTGTTGTGGATTCTGCCAGTTAAAGCTAAATCTAGGATTTAATTGTTCTTGAAGTTGGCTTTTCTGCCTGATAAGATCGTCACGCTCCTGTCTATTCTGCAAGGAGCGCTTGTAGTTGTTAATGTGGTTTTGTAAGTTAGCACCGCGCAGCTGGAGTCCTTCAAAGTCGCCAGCTTGCGCGTTGTTCATTTCTTGTATAGTCTTATTCCACCAATCACTTGCAAGTTCTTTGTAACCGTATCCTTCGGGAGCATGTGGATCAAGGTGTGTGGCATTATATATTTGTCTTCCTAATCCGTGCGATGCAGTAGTCTCGTAATCTACATTCATTGTTCCGTGAGAGCTGAATGCGTCGAGAGCTTTAGCTATAGAGGATTTCTTAGATTTCTCTTGTTGTCTATCCTCTATGGCCTCTTCCTGGCGATTTAACTCTTCCGTATACTCCCGCTCACTTGCCGGCAGTTTCCTATACTCTTCGGCTCTTTTGATCTCTTCTTGGAGACGAGCATTTCTTTCTTCTGATGCCCTTATTTCCTCGTCTAGTTCTTTCGAATATGCTCCACTCCCCATGCTGGTAGCATAACCCGCATCTGAGTATTTAGCTGCCCAAGATAAAGGTCTTGTTGTTTTCTTTTTAGGCATAGTTATTATTTATTTACGTTTTCGTTTCTTTGTACGTTTTGATAAGTATCTTCTGGATATACGTTTGCCCCATAGTATTCGTATATCGGAACATCCTCAGTGACAAATCTATTAAAATCATACGGATTAGTATTGGTGAATGTACCGACTATTCCGGTAGGACGTGTTAATAGATTTCCATTTTCATCTCGCTTAAACTTAAATGAGCTTCCCGTTTGCTTCTTTTGAGGTTTTCCGGGATGGCTGTTCATCTCCAGATCATAGTAAGCATCAAATCCGGCTCCGTACACTTTGTGCTCTTTTCCTTTATCGTCAACCTCTATATTATACGGTTTGACTCGCACTCTGTTGTATGTGCGCATTGTACCACCTTTATCTAAAGCTCCGTAATTTTCGTCAGTAGGAATAATATCAGCTCCACTAAACTTTCCTTCCATGCGTTTCTTTACTGCTCCGCGCTCTTGTGCCCAAGGGCCAACTCTGCCACTCTCGTTCCAGCCATACGTATTTGTAACAACTTGAGTAGGTGTATAAAGATTACCGAAGTCTTCGTTCTTTAGCTAGAACGCTCCACTGTCGTCTAATTTTCTATCCAACCATTTTGCTACATTTCCGTGTTGCGTACCAAACGAATAATGATTTATATACTTATTCTAGGTATCATTCAAACTTCCTGTTTCGTTTGCAGTAGACCACCCAGCCTACGTTCCAGTAAGATCGTTGGAAATTTGATCATAATAATCTTCTACGGTGTTATAATCGTACTACAGTGGTCCAGAACTTGCAGCATTGGCTACCGCACTATTGAATGTGTCTCTCCACCAGTCTTTGGTTATTTCTCCGTTTCCAGAACCTCCAGAAGACCTACTACTTGACCGTCCAGATGTACCTTTTCCAGCATTCTTGGCGTTTTGAAGGGCAAGTTGTCTACGGAACTGGTTAGCAGCTTCTTGCTCGTGTATTTGATGTTGACGTTGTCTCTTATACTCAGCATTCTCTTCAAATCTGAGACGCATACGTTCTCTATTAGCAGTAAGAATATTGTCTTTAAACTGCTGCATTACTTGCGCGTCTGTAGGATTCTCAACGCCCATAGCTTGCAGATCTTTACGAGCATTCTCGTAATGGAACCTACCAAGTTCGCTATTCAGTAATCCTCCCAGCTGAGGAGTGAGAGCTTCTGCCATTTGATCTCTTGTGATGCCATACCAGTCAAGACCATCTTTAGTTTCTATAAAGCTATCTTTAAGATCGTCAAAGATATGACCAGTATATTCGTTAAGGTCTTGATATTCATTCGGAGACGGACGCATCCATACACCGTCTACGCTAGTATCCCAGTTTTCAGGGGTTATAGGAGTACCATCTTCTCGATAACCAAGAATACCTTGTTCAAAGTCGTTACTAAACTTATTCTGGCGTTGTAATGCGGCTTTATTCTTAAGGTACTCTTCTAACACTTTAGCTGACTACTAGCGCTTAGCTATTTCTCCAGTAGGAGTTGTATTAATAATCCTTTGGATCATAGCTCTACCTTCAGCAGAACGTAGAGGATCAATACCATTCTGTTGCATATATGCCATGGCATCATTGATACGTCCTCTAGTCTGTCTATCTACGTAATCCATATCGGCTGCACTAGGGCTATAGAAATCTCCATAGAGCTTCTAGAACTCCTTCATTTCCTGCCGATTCTGATTATATTGTTCCCTGGCAGCATTGATATACATATTTATCATATTGCTGTCATATAGATCCACGACTGGGAATATCGCTGGATCTTCGTATCCGTATGTCATTTCTTCTTAGGTCTCGGTTTAAGCTGATCCATAGTTATAGTAGGAAGATTGTGAAATCTATCCCAGAAACTCATTCCGCTTTGAGTATTATATTGATTCAATAGTCTTTGCTGTTCTGCCGTTAACGCTTGATCGTATCTCTTCAAAGTCTCATCTGCCATAAGGAGCTTAAATCTATTCTGCAATGCACTATTCATAATATTAGCCGCATTTACATAAGACGTTTCAATACCCTTTCTACGACGAGCAACAGCTTGTCTATAATTCTCTTGTTGAGTAGCCAAGGCTTGTTGCTGCCTACGAGCCTCGTTCTCCCCATATTGCATCAGTGCGTTTGCATATTGTGCGGCATATTGATTGTTCATCTGTTGGCTTTGAGCTCGTATAGCAGCTTGTGTTTTAGCATTATTAGTATTCTGTGCAGTAAGCATTGCCATACGCTGTCCAGGAGAATAAGCACCACTCTGATTTATTGCATATATAGCAGCTCTATTTGCGTCAGAAGCAGCGTTTAATTCGTTTGTAGGATCATGTCTGAGCGTAGCAAGTTGGTCTAACGCCTAACGACCGACTGCGTTTGGTACATAAGAATTATCAGCAAAAGGACGATTGCCTTTATAGTAACGCCACTGATCAATAGGGCCTAGCATTTGTATAGCAAACGGAAGCAAAGAATTATTTTTAGCAAACACAGACTTACCGTCGTCATACCCGTGTTTACCACAATTATACTGCAATGCTTCATGCTGAGCTTTCTACCTATCTGTAATAAGTTTCATCATACTCAATGCTCTTTCCTTAATCTTATTAGCTTCACGCTCTTGTACCTCTTGTGTAGCTTTAGATCCCTTGCGGTTGATATTACTTATAATATTGTTTGCTTGTTCAACCATTTTAGTATAAGGAGCAACTTGATCGGCAAAGCTTTTTCCAGTAACCATGTCGATATCATTACCAGCGATAGTGATGTTATCTCCTTCTTTTGCTATAGAAGGAACGGTGTCTTTACCCTTAGTTCCTCTATCCACATAAGAAGCTTCTCCTTTAGTATAGTCTACAATAGATTCTCCTTTTCCTACGAGACTATTTATAGGACCGAACTATGGACCATTTGGTGTCCACGTTGTCCCAAACATATTATTATTTATTGTGCGCATATTTCCTGCATCTTTTCCTTTATCTGCTCCATAAAGATGTGACCAATTGAACTTATTCTGCAATCCTTGTGTACCAGCTTTAGATTCTTCCATAAGATTCTCTGCATTCATTCTCCAAGAAGCTCTGTCCATAGCTCGTTCTAATTCTCTATGCCTATGTCCAGCAGTAAATAGACCTCCGAGAGTACCTAATACAGTTCCTATACCAGCTCCAATTACGTTTCCTAAACCCGGAAACAAACTACCAACAGCAAATCCAGCTTGAGCTCCTTTCATACCGAGATTAATCGTTCCTCCGACATTCTGTGTATGCTCTAATTTACGTTCAGCGTTGGTGTCAAACCCAGTATAATTAGTATACTCAACACCTTCGTTTGTCTGAGTAGCCCTTCCAGAGCCAGCAAGTATTTCACTAGAACTTTTGTTGTTATTGTAATGTCTGTAGAAATTACTGCCGAGGTCGTATAGACTATATGCTGCGGCTGCACCGCCAAGTGCTTTTTGAGCGGCGCTTAATCCATGCGTACCCATTGCAGATTTTGCGCTAGCTATTTCTGCATCAGTAAGACCATTTAAATTTGCTTTAGCAGCATCGCCAACTGCTTTTCCAGATAAATCTTTCACCATTTCTTCGGTGATATCTTTTCCTACAGCTTTAGATGCCGCGTTCGCCATGTTACTCCACGAATTGTACGATTTTGCAAGGTCGAGGCCTTGTTTTACTGTACTGTATAATCCAGCTCCATTAGCACCCCAAGTGGCCCAATTAGCTCTCTTTTCGGCTCCTATCTAAGGAATAACATCCTCTCCGGGAGTGTATGTAAAATTATTTACGTTCACCGACTATGGGTTCCTTTGATAGCCCATAGATGCCGGTGTCTTCCCTATATCATAACCTTTTAGATTATTATATAGCTTTCTTTGTTTAAATTGTTGTGATTTATTGTTTTCCATATCAACTATACGATTGTCTAAACTTAGTTATGACATGCGAAATTCCATAATATTTATTGTTCTCAGAGTCAGACAAATCAGCATCTGTAATATCTACTCTCATCCATTTACCACGCATGCGCTGTCCATATCCTTGATTATCGTACCTCGGTATAGCATATTGTATATTCTTTTCTCTATCTGAAGTTGCAGAAATAACAGCAGAAGTTGTTGCGGGAATACTGTCAGTAGCAAAACTAAAATTAAACGCTAAAGGATCATCATTCATACTATGATCTACTCTAGTTTCTCTATATAGTGTTACTACTTTCTGATTGTCAAACACCTTTGTCTGCGAAGGCCCTTTATTTACTACAAACGACAGCTTTGAATTTAATTTATACACATTTTCGTCATCGTTGTTTATATAATTGATCTGTTTTCTGCTCAGATCGCCCGCTACAGCATACAGTATGTTGTTGAGATACAATATTCCAGATGCGGGCCATATACTATCTGTATAAACAGCAGTGGCCATATTATACTTTGTATTAAATATCAACGATTCTCCACCAAATATACTGCAAAGTAGTTCGTCATTTTGTAGATCATAACTTATATGTGACTTATCGTTCGTAATATTCTCGTTTATCAGATTCTAAACATTCAAATGTTCTCCGTAATTTACGACAGCGTTTGAATATTGTACTACAGCTTTGTTCTCGATATCGTTCCAGAATATACCAGCCGGAGCAGACACTGCACAGAACTCGTGCGGCCTCATTCCATAATGAGTATCGAGATAGTCTGTACGTTGCAGTACCCCTCCTTGTCCTAATTGAACGGTATTACTATTGTTATCTGTAACAAGAGAACGTTCGTTCACACTATATCTACCAAACGCTTTATTCTGCCAGAAGAATATTATATCTTTATGCGTAAGCAGATTGGTTATTTCACCGTATCTGCTATCACAATCTATGAAGTTTGCAGGTTTGTATATATGCCAATTATCGATACTTTCGCCATTCGTCTTAAGTTCAGAATAGAATGTACGTTGTTTGAATATATTTTCTTGTTCTGTAACGCCGCGTTCTATATTAATATCTTGCACGGCATTATACATATCGCTACTTGCGTTATTGTCAGAATATATTTGATTATACTGATATGCAGGTCTATCTTGAGCTGTAACACCAGTTATCTTCGTAGGTTCTATCTATACATTTGAATTCTACGTATTGCGGTAGTTCATACCGTAATCGAAGAATGTATTGATTGGGGTTTCTAATACAATATAGGACAACCACAAGTCTGACCAAAGTGTATCATATTTAGATGCGAAATCGTATGCTTTATATAAGCTTATAACTTCTGCTGGACATATATAAGTGTCGCCATCAAATACAACAGCTTTTACCTTCTCATTTCCGTCAAAATTAAAGTAGTTTCCAAATCCGTAGTACACATCAAATTGATGTTGATATCTTGTATTACCTGCAAATTGTTGTCCGTTATGTATTATATTTGCAACAATTGTACCTAACGTATTTGGCCCTTCGTTTGCAGCAAAAGATACAGAATTATTTAAGGTTTCCAACGATTCTGTTTTGAGTAAATAACATATAGGACCGGGTCCTAAATATCCTCTCGCACATTCTTCTCTAAATTCTCTTTTCGGAAAAGTAAAAGCAGAAGTGTCGCTGTATGCCTACAATCCTTGTTGCGATTCTGTACCTAATCTTAAATCGTACATTGCACTGGCAACCCAATTGCAATAAGTATATCCTCCAAGAGACGTATCAAATGATTTATAGCTCTTTATTCCGCCGATTATTTCTTTATTGTCGTCGTCCCACTATACGCTCGTAAATCCGTCATTCCATTGTGGATTTTTTACATCGTTTGCGGTGATTATTGTGGCTTCTATGTATTCATTTGAAGAATTAGTAGGACTCTTATACGTCTCTTCTATTTTCTTTATATTATAATCCAAGAATACATCAAAAGACTCTTGTTTGTCAGACATTTTAAATCTAACGCTGTTTCTTGCATATAGAACTTCCCCGTTTTCTCCAGTACGGAAAACTTCGACTCGCGGCCACCCTTGTGTTACCGGAAGGCCGCTTGGTCTGCGGAAATATGCACCGCCCAAATCTGGAGAATCTGATTCTGCTTTATTGTCGCTTTGCTATTCTTCTTGCCCTGCTTTTTCTCCAAGTCCTTCTCTATTTGATAACGCCTACAAATTCTATCCATAAGCGTAGCTTATTGGTACAAGTCTAGAATCTATCTAATTTACCTGTTTGAGCAAGTCTTGACGTAAATATAAGATTTCTGGCGAAAATATTTGATATAAATTCTCAACGCTAGACGTATCTGCAGATAACGTTTGTAAAAACTCTTCTGGCCTATCCGTATCCTATCTTGGCATCTCATATATATTCTAACGCGACTGGTCCCATATATATGACGCTATGTGTAGATTCTATGACGTCCACATTCCGCTAGGATAATACGGACTATAAGTGCCTTGCTATACTCCGTCGTACCTATATTGCTTTACTGGTTTTGCTACAGCACACTACATTACGTTGCGAGAAGTAACGTATGTTTTAGGAACTCGTACAATCTAGAATCCTACATACTCAGGATCGCCTGGTTTACGTTGTGGCTTTGTTACCTCGAACTCGATGCCGAGAGGCATTGCGTACAAAGAGTAATCTTTATTTGTTATTTCTTCCGCTTCGTCATAATCACTAGAACCTTTCCAGCTAGATACATCGGCGCTGCTTATCGTGTAATAAGTTTTTATATCGTAATGCGTTCTTTCTATAGGTTGTGTTCTTTTTTGATTCTTTACACTAAAACCTAAAAACCAGAAAAAATATAGATCATATTTAGATTGTCCAGCCTAAACTTTATATACTATTTGATTGTCCGTAGTATTTACTGCGTTGGGATCGGAAGCGTGTATTTCGAATTTAAAAGTCAACGGATACTCTTCTTCAGAGTTGTAGTCGGATAAAGGCATTCCTGATCTTCCTTGTCCAGATTGTCCGGCCGGAATTCCATCACCTTCTATACTAGCATCCGAAAGGAAAGATCCTTGGTCTACTGTTAATGTTATATAACCAACACCATCTTCCCAGTTTATTTTATCGCTACCTCCGTCTATTTGTATATGCAAAAGATCAGAACTGAATTTACGTTCATATACTGAATCGCCCTCTCTCCAATTTCCGTCTAATATTTCAAAACTGCTACCGCCGTAACTCTAGAAGGTAAGCGGTATTTCTTCGTTTGGAATTTCAACATCTGGACCAGGAGCAGATCCTGCCTCTGTGTCATACAAAGATTTTTCACCAATTGTATCTATAAGTTGAGTATCTATAATTCTGGAAGCAGGTAATTCCGAATTCGTAGGAGTTCTCAAGTCTCCAATCCAGTTTACATCACTATGCTGTCCATATTTGTCATAGAATATAATACCGTAGCGATATACTTCATCTCTACGTAGAGATCTAAACATGCTAGAATCAAACGCGTCTTCGTACTGTGGTTTTACAGGACGCTACCCTATTTCATGCTATTCGAAATACTTATACGTGTCTGTACTATCATCATAAACAAGGTCTCCGTTTGCTTTTATATAGTACATACGCTGCACTTCGTTGCGCACTTCTACATGGGGAGCTTCGTTTATAAACTTAGCTTCTCCGCCAGTACTATGATCAGAATATGCGCACTTACTATGCAGTTCTACAGGAGTTGTTACGAATTTCCAACTTACTAAATCCCCGGTACCGCCATAATATTGTACTTGATTTTCATCATTAAGCTTTGTAAACGCATATTTTTCTACAATGTTCGCAGACTTAGATATATCTGAATAAGGATTGAAATACTTGTCACGGTCTGTATGAGGAGTATTATCGCTCTTGTATTGTATTGCAATACATTCATCTATCTAAGTATCAGTAAGATTGGCTACAGTTTCATCTTTTATATTAGACGCAAACATGTAGTTCTGATTCTCTTCTATGACTTGTGGTACGATTATTTGTCCATACATAGAAGTAAATTCTTCTATAGATATCTCTGATATGAATGATCCGGTATCATCTATAGTTATTTCGTCGAGTTCGTTGTCATATACAGAATCATATATTATATATATCTTAGGATTCTGTCCTGGAGTTATATATTGCATTCTATATACCTGCACGTAGTCAAATGTTTTTCTTATCGGTCCGTCTTTATCTCCAGTACTAATCGAAAGCTAAAATCCAGTAGACGTTTCCGTATTCTCGGCATTACCTATTTCCTTTGTGCGTTGCTTACTAATAACCTAAATTTTATTGGTAAGCGGAGACAAAGAACTTACTATACCGTATTTCTTATAGAACCTATAAAAGTATTGTACTTGCGAAGTAACAAGAGTTCCTGTTATCTACTTGACGATATGTGCTTTGTGATTCGGGAATATACGATTGGACATCAGTTGATCTATACTATCGAGATGCTGATAATAGTTAAACGACTACGACACCCATTTTCCAGTATCTTCGTCTAACTCTAGCATTCTCCAGTTTTCATCCTGCACATTAATAGACATCACTGGATGTTCTCCGTCTGCGATATATGCCTTTAAGTATCCTTCTTTTTCTTTATTTAATACCAAAGAAAACCTATCTACAGTGGCAGGTGTATCGGAAGTAAATATAATCTTTACCTCATCTTCTTTTTCAGGATCTTCATTTTTAGTATATCGCACTATATCCCAATAATCATCGTCACGATGCTTTGCTATAACTACACCGATGTTCTATATAGAATCACAAGCCAATATCGAACTATATTCCGGATAACCAGCATCTTTACCGTCCCTATCTAGCGTAAACATTGATCCAATGCTTCTCCACCACACTGGCGTTACTATGCCCTCTGTAGTATTGGAGTTTATGTTTTCGGCTACTAACGCGTTGTTTGTGATTCGTATGTTCTCCCCGTATACATATTGGTCACTGCCAACCATATCCCAGGAAGTATCGGTGTTCATTCCTTTAACAAAGCTGTTTACCTATGAATTATTTTGATCAGTAACCATAATAATAATCGTTGTAGTTTAATTGTCTCTCTCCGTTTGGAGTAAAGAAGTAATCATCAGAAGTCCATTCTGGTATAAGTTTGTTCCATTCGTGCTTTATACTTCTCATTTCTCCGTCATTAGGCATCATGGCTTCGCCGTAAGCTAAGTTTCTATAATGATGCCACTACTATTGGATATACATGTAAGTCTAGTAATTAAACTTACTCTTTCCTCCAAGAGAGCCGTTTACAAATTTAGGGAAATTTAATTTCATCATTACGTACCAGTAGATCGCTTCTTGGTATGAAGCAAGATCTGGAATAAGAGGATAGCCTCTATCGTCCGTAGCTATTGCGCTATACGATAGCTTAACAAATCCTTTTGGTTTGTTTAATACTACCCAACCTGGCTTAATAAAGTAAGTAGGTTCTGGGGATTTTCTGGCACGTATAGCTTCCTCCCACATACTAGAGTGGTTTATGCCAAGCAATACAGATCTGTGAGCCGGTACTTTTTCAATCACTGTTTCATCTGGCCACGGTGCGTGATCAATATGATGATGGTGATGATGAGGTCTTAGGTCTTTAAAACTAGAATCATCGTGACGTACTGGTATCCAAGGTCCGTTTGGACTATGACTATAAGCTACTGCCTATAATGATTCTAAGTCGCATGGAATAGGAACTTGATGATCTTCTATCTTCAATATAGGACAGCAATCAGTCCCAGACTCTTTGTGTATATACTGTACTGGCGCCCCTATCTTCTCCACAGCCTCAAAGATCCACTCACGCATATCTGTTATGCGAACATTTTTTTCTGACATATCTGCGTCTGCCATAATCTTAGCTATGACAGATTCACATTTTGTATACTTGTATATCATCTATATTTATGTAATCTTTATGGTTAAAAATTAGTTGAGCTAATTGCCTTTTATTAGAGCGCAACAGTATGCACATATACTTATATCTGTCAGGAAGTGTTTGTGGTATTTTAGACCAAAACAACCTGTATTTATATCCCTGCGAATGTTGATTTAGGTGATATATTATCTTCCCTTCCTCCCTTGTAGATTTAAAATCTATAGAAAGACTGCGTTTATTGTAGCTTTTAGGTTTATACTTCACTATTCGTATATAACCTAGCCCGAAAGGCATTTTAAAGCCTTCTGAGCGATTAAACAGTAGTTCTAATATAAGTTTATTAAAATGCTCTAATATGCGCTTAAAACGCACGTAAGGCACCTCTATGGCCATATTTTTACTGTAGGAATGATACATGTCGTATGCTGTATACGATTGTTTATTCTTCCTGATCTTGCGGTCCATGAGGTTTAACACTAGCTAATGTAGAATTATTACTATCGTCACTAGGACGCTTAAGCATAAACGAGAGTTCATTGGCCATGATAGCCTTCCTTATGTCAGGAATCATCCAGCCTGGGATTTTTACGTCATCTTCTCCGTCTGCATCAGGATCTTCTGCAAGATTGATGTCTGCGTATATATATTTGAGGTCATCTATGCCCCCACCTTCTACGTAGAGATATCCATTCTCAAACCAGCAGGTAGGCTCCCCAAAAGTATATCTACGAAAATAGTGATAGTGTCTGCGTTTATCATTCATAAACTGTATAACGCAACCGTCTCTATCACTAACACTTATTATGTTGTCTGCACTATCTCCCAATAGGCTAGGCAACTTATTTACTGTTCTTTTTCTACGAAAGCAGCAAGAATTCATCGCAATACCGTCTTGTCCGTGTTCTTCGTCTACATCATCTTGCAGTTCAAGAGGACCTATTGTTGACTATAAACTGTCATCGTTGTCGGTATCAGAGCCTGTCTCTTTATCTTTGTCTTGCTACTTTTTAGCAAGGTTTGCCCTATATGACATTACCCAAGACGCAATCTGGGCTCTTGATAGATCTTCGCTTTCGCTTATATTGTTATTACGTACAATCAACAGTATATCGTCGATTATAGTACGAAGCGAAAACATGCTCATATTATTTCTATTCTATTACTCGTACACTGTCTTCTTTTAAAAGATCGTTGGTGTTTACTATATTATACTTATATCTAGTCTATTTCTTAAAGTCTAATGTAAACAGTCTCTTAAAGAAGCTCTTTTTGTTTTTATATTCTTTTTTCTTATATACGTACAGATATTGTGTATTCTTTATATCTAATCCTATGTTTACACTATCTGTACCTATACTGTAATATACTTTAGTAAGGTCGTTGTATTGTAGGGAATCTGTATATACTGTATCTCGTAATATCTCTATTATATCCCCCTATACCCCCTTACTCTAAGTAACGTTAATTTCCTGTGTTTGGGTTGCCGCAACAGAAACATCCTTGGCTTTTATTTTCTATACTTTGCGTACACTATCTATATCGTGTAGCAGTTTGTCATTCTCTTTAGATAATTTCGCCATGTCTAGCTTTAAAACAGTACAGGCCTACTAGGACCCATCTAAGGCATCCTAATAGGCCTCTACGTTGTTCTAAGCTATTTCTAGGCTCTCTGACAGCCTTTTATTCTGCTTGTGGAGTATTACTACCCCAGACAACAATAAGGCCATACAGAGGCTAGAAACGCCCGCTATGGCGATCTTATAGTGATTCTTTAACCACCTTAACATCGTCAATATTTCCATTCTCTCCAAAATTTAATTCAATGCCGGTATACTCTTCACCTTTCTTCTTTAAGAATGCCCCTAGTACTCTCCACGGTCCATCAGGGTTAAGTGTATTCAGATTTTCTATAATTGACCACAGTTCTGTTAAACTTATGATTATAGTAGCACCGCCTGTAAGTACAAATACACCACTTGAACCAAGTACCGTCATCTCTATAAGTCTGGCTAATGATATTATTGTAAACTCGTCTAAAAGCTTGATTAATGTACCATGCCAGTTCTTATCACTTGTTATTTTTTGTTTACGTTTCCTAGCTACTTTAATACCATAAAACATATCTAGTATTGTAGCAGCGAAACATGTAGCGAGTAATCCTGCAATCGGGGCGAATATAGCAGCAAGCATTGCTCCAATTATTACCCCTGCTTTCCCAACAGCACTGTTCCCCGTAATCGAGGATAACATGTGCGCTATAGAATGTAAGATGTGCATATTACTCTATTGTTATAAATACCTTTTCCGTTTGACACGCTTTCCTTATGATAGGATATATAATATCTACTACTGCTCTGGAGTTAATCACTTTGCCTACCTACTTATTCTGTCCGACTAATATACAACCCAAAGTATCAGTTGCAGTATTGCCTGAATGTATACGTACGCCAGAAAACTCTGGCACATCTTTTATCTCCGGCATATACTTCTTAAACTTAGGACTATACGTCCACAACACTCTATATGTACCATACGGAATGGCCGTTTGACCATAGACCTTCTGTTCTCCGTTGTCAAACTTGCCGTTTTGATTTAAATCCCGCACAGTATCTTCTAAAGTGTCACAGTAATACTTTCCGTTGATATATAGTTTACCTATAGTATAAGTAGGACGTAACGCTATTCTTTTTACTGTTATGTTCATTTAGAGTTTGGTTTGAAATAAACAGTAACTCGATTACTTCCTACAGTACCCACCACATTTATAAAACCTGACGGGTCAGAGAAATGCGAATGAATATAGTCGTAATGATAAACGTCCGCTGTAGCAAATATAGCTTTATCCATTTGATTGTTATACATATAACATGTCATTGGAATCTCTCCGTATTTTCCAGTATCTTTCAACACGAGCATTAATATCTTACATCCGGAAGCAGCAAATCCGGCCCAATCAATTGTACCAATTGCGCCTGTTTCTGGAATATCTTTTATACTAACAGCTTGTCCGGCCACATTTAGATTAGTAATCTCTGAAACGTATATTGTTTTCTGGATCTCGCTTTGTAAACTAGTAATGTTCGTCTGAATATCATTGATAACTTGATTTACAGGCTTTACATTAGAAGTAGCAGAATTAGTTCCATCGTATCCGCCTACACCTTTTACGTATACCGAATTGTTATATACTTCAAATGCATTTTTACGTTCCCAAACGTCTCCTATTCCTATAGAAAATTGTGTGCCGCCAGTAGTAATAACACCTTCCGTCTCTTCTTCTTCGTGAGAAACATTGAAATGGCCAAAAGCAGCTTCGTCATCATTTGTAGTAATCAACGATTCTCCAACAGCAATAGACTTTTTACCTCCTGCCGCGTTATCTGAATCTTTGGTTATTACGGAACCCCGGGCAATACCATTTCCTAAAGGAAAATTAGATACAGTTTGCTGTATTTCTGATATCAAACTGTTTATGGTTTCTTGATCCTCTTC